CAGGTAAGTAACCCACCCTTTTGTTAAAAAGATAGATGCCTGATGAACAGGACTTTCACTGATAAACAGCTAAGGTTGTTTCCATGTTTACACACAGTTTAAAGCACGGGATCGACACAATCATATGATCGTTTGATTCCTTGCGGTTTAGCGCCAGTCAAGCTGGACAAATTCTGTTGCCCGTTGAACCGTAGACAGAGGAGTCGTAACAACGACATGTCTACGTAGATCTCCGGAGAATAAGCAAGTGGCCGGAAAACACGCAACCAAGGAGAATTCAGGTGCGGACAGAGCAAGATGGGTCTTCACGACAGTAACACTGTCCTTACTTGACACAATCGCCATTTGTGACTGAGAACCAGTCGCTGCAGAACGATTCATCTGACTCGAAGGCATTTCAAAGAAGCGCCCGTAAGTGGTAGAAATTCTCGCCCAATTATCCGATAGACGGGTAAAGGACTCTTTGGCGTTGAAAGTCCAATCGACGTGAGCCGCCGAGGGGTTGTCCCACGAGAGGCCAATCTCTTCAAGCACGGCACTGGACGCTGCCGTTGTGAAGGTGGTGACAAAATGCGGAGCATCACGGTAACCAGAGAACAGGAAGTCAAACCTGTTTTTCTCGGTCTCCGTATCTCCAAACACTGGTTTTATTTTGTCCCAGGCTGCAGGTGGAGTACCCGACATCACAGCTTTCTCCAAGAGCTGTGCCGGATACATGATCTCATTGGTCAGTAACCACTGATTGAGATAATTGGCTATTATTTGACGGGTATGACCATCGGTTCTTGACATTGGTAACCAACATCGTTTGAGGATAGCTTCACTGTCATCATTGCTTGCTGCGAGCAACTGCTCTGCAGTATGAATGATCGACTTTACGGTAGACGCATAGTCGTCAAAGAGAAATCGGGTACCTAAAGCAGGAACCGAAAACTCTCCAAACTGAGAGAGGTAGGCATTAACCGAAGCCGGTACACGGACTTCAGTTGAAGCAACGGGGGCGAAATCGCCTTGGGGTAGGCCCATGTTCACGTGAGCGTGAACTAACTGCTGGGCCAAACGCAGAAGAGAGGCAGACTTCAGCTGCTTGGCAAAGTCATCGTCATCCAAGTCGGTAAACGTGAGGAACTCAGCGTACCCGGCGTTGGAAGTGAAACGGCTAGGGAACTGTGACACAGTATCCGCAAGCACGTTAGGTTCGATGGCAAAACCTTGGTCTCTGGAGGGTTCACCCGCCCCGGTCTGGAAGACCACAGGAAACTTTCCTGGTTGGGGCTTGGGTATCATTCCACCAGATGCAAAGGTCATAGCTTTTCCGGCATCAGCAGGTTTCGGAGCTTGCGAGCCGGTGGCACGGCGGGCAGCTCTTTCAGCTTTTCCGGGCTTAGACCTCTTACTTCCAGCAGCGGAAGCAGAGTCGGAAGGCGCGAGGGTGGAGGGAACTTCGGAGGGCTGGCGAGGCATCACTCTGAAAATGAAGGAGGCAGATAATTAACTTAGGTGACTAAGCTAAAGAAAATTACAAAACCCCTGTGACACAGGGTAAATAACGACTCGGACAGGCATGCCCCCCGGA